AGTATTCATTATCTTTAAATTGATAAATGTCCATAAGTAATATTCCGGCATTTATTTATTGAGGCCTTTTGTTCGAAAGGTACATCAATAATAGTTAGTGTGATATAAGGCGATACTCCCAATGTCGCCTTATTTAATTAAAAACAGCCTTTAAACCACTTTAAACGCAGAATTTACCAAAACATGTTCTTAAAAGTTCCCGATTTATGTAAGAAAAAATGACTTTAAACACATTTTAAAAGGGGTTAAGAACATTTTAAGAACATAAATATTTATCATAAGACATAAAAAAGGGCTAAATTAGCCCTACATAATCGATTTTGTACTTTCAGAAAATTAGATATTTTTTAATGCATCAATAATCATTTGAGATTTTATATCTCCATTGTATTCTATTCTACCCTTTTGTATAGGTTTCTTTTTCTTTGTTGGTGTAGTTTTTTTAGCTTCTTTAGGACTTGAAATTACTTCTTTTATAATATCAGCAGGTGATAATTTACTCAATGCATCCACCAATCCAACCTGCGTTAAGTCACGTGGAAATGAACGCACTTTATACTTCTTCTTATAATGTTCTATCCCTTCTTTAAGGGTATCAATCATATCTAATATTTCATCATCCGTAACTTGGTTACTACCTATTTCAGCAAAATCAAAATCATCATATCTATCATCATCATAACCATCATTTTTATATTTCCTCCCTTTGGTTAATCGCTTATTTTTAAAATCAATTGAGTCCAATGCAGTTAATAATTTAGCTACTCTACTAGTGTAAACACTTGGTACATTATATGTTTCTGCAATATATCGTAATTTACTAGTTGTAATATTACCTATGTTTACTTTAACTTCTTCCACATTCATATTATACCTCCACTAACATTAATTTTAAAGCCTTCTTAGCACGTAATTCAGTTGTAAATAATTCAACTTCCATTTCTTCATCAGTCTTATTTATAACAATAAAGAAGATATCCAATAGTTCTTTATATTTATTTGAAATATAATCCTGACGTTTTAGATGATAAATTTTATTTATTTCAAAGAAATCTTCATCAATCAAAAATGAGTTGCTGTAATCCTCAATTTGGTCTTTACTAGCATATACTTTTTCATCACCATTAATAATACAACAATAGCTATATCCTTTAGCTTGTGGTATTCTTACACTTTTTTTGTGTGTTTCAAAAATTTGGAAAAATTGATAGAATCCTTCTTCTTTTAGTAATTTTACTGTATTCATATTTTTATCTTTTTTTCCAAACATAACAGGGTTAAATAAAAAAGGCAATAGTAAAAATAAACTAGTTTTTAAAAAGGGGTTAAAAATAAATTAGTTTTATTTATAACTGATAATCAATATATTACATTTTAAATAAAAATTCATTGTAACACAGTTATTACAAAATATTTTCATTTTCATAAATTGTTTGTAACAAAAAACTGAATAAAAAACTAGTATATTTAAAAAAATCAATTTTTACCTATATGAAAAAAATCATTTCTTGGTTTGAAAAGAGGACTACTCTTGAATGGATAGGAATAATTCTTGGATTAACAATATTCTTACTTGTTATAGTTGTATTATTAAATAAATTTCTACCTAATGAATTAAAGTTTAATAAAGAAATCTATGGTACAGTTAGTGATTGGTTTACTTATTTAGCATCAGCAATTGGTATTGCTTTTATTGTTAAAACATTTGAATCCCAAAGAAAAGTGCAGGAAGACCAAGAAAAGATTAATAGATTTAATGCTTTAGATTTTAGAAGTAAACATAGAGCAGATATTTTAAATGATGAATCAATAAATTATAAAGAACCATTTTCAAGACTTAGGTATTTACATTTTATTATTAAAGATAATAACGCTCTTAACATAAATGTAGAAAGTCCTATTAAATTAGACTTTTCACATCACGATGAAGAAGTATATAAAATTAATAATAAAATAACACTTGATAATAAAATATTCAACTATAGAATATCAGCAATATTTAAAGACAAAAGTTTTAGGATTGAAGTAGATGAAAATTATGTAAAAGATTTTTTATCAGAAAATAACACAAAAGAAATCATTGAGAAATTTTTTTTGGTTATTAAAATCACCTATGAAGATAATTTTAATAATACCTATCGTAAGGGGTTTGAAGTTTGGTTTACACCATTTAGTAAAATGATTAACATAGTATCCACTAATGTAGATTATATAGAATAAAAAAAGATAGACTAATCATCTACCTTATCATTTTCACTATTTCCTGTTGGTACTTTACTATTTATCCAACCCTTTAAAATCTCTTTTACTTTATCGACCATTTTAACCCCTGTGTGACGTTCAACCGTTCCTACTATTTCAATCATTTGTGCTATTATTGGGATAGCTACAACAAGCTTAAAAAAGTCAAAAACATCCTTTATTAAATGCTGTTGAACTGCATTCACACTTATTACCAATATTGAATACATGATAACTTTGGTTACAAATGGCTGTGTGATATCCCAACACTTTTTTTGTCTCCATTCCTTAATTATCCATACACCAAGGTCAATCATATAATCGGTCATAACCAAGAACATTAATAAAATATAAAGTTCCCATACAGGCGCAAAAAATGCGCTTATAAACATTAATAACTTAGTTACAATAGATGATGTTAAGAATGTATTTATTGTTTCTTTTATAGTATCTATCATCTTATATCTTATTAATGTTTATGTATGTGGTCTTATTATCATATATGACATCACCACTTTTCATTCTTGATAATGCTTGTTGATTAGTTACACCAAATGTTTTTTCAAAATGTGGACTATCTTTAAATCTCCAATCACCACCCCATGCAAAACCCGCTTTTTTAAATTCCTTAACTACCTGCATCCAGTATTTGTTTTCATCCCATTTGGCACTTTCGAAAGTGCCATTATTATCACGGTCATATAAAAGCACAAAATCAAAAGCTAAACCGTAATTGTGCCATGATTGACCACCTTTTGCATTAGTTACTATTTTACCTTTTACGGTTCTTCCAATAGCATATAAATCATTTTGTTCTGATATTGTGCGTAACCCTTGGGATATTCTCAATCTAACACCCTTGGGAAGGTTATAATTGACATCTAAATACAATTCTTTAACCTCATTTCTTAATATTGGATGTAATTTATTTATGCGTTCTAAGCTGATTGAATCAGCAAAATTTAATCGTTTATCCATTTGTTTTTTACAGATAAATATTAGCGCATTAGATGCTTCAGAATTGATTATTATGTTGGAATTAACACAATATGAAGGGTAAAATTAGAGTGGCTTAAATCGCTCTATTTAGCTTTAATTACATTGGTGTATAATAAAAAAAGCTACCTCTTACAGTAGCTTAAATTATTCTTTAATCAGTATTATGATGTGGTAAAATATCAATACAATTATTCCTATATACATTGAAGCTTACAGTGAATGTTACACCGCTTACACGGTCACCAAAACTATCACTAAATGGTTGTAAACTAACATTTGGTTGAATTTCAATATCATTGTGTTCCTCCAACCACTTTAAAAAATCATTTGCAATTTCATTCATGTTTGCAACCACATCAAAATCCATTTCAACATCTTCTTCAACCGTCATATCCATTATTGAAAATTGGAATCTAACAACATTTTCATTTCCTGCACGGTAATTTGAATCTATGTATTCATAATTGATTAGTGGATATTGAAGGTCATGATAGATAGATAAATTGTCGGTGTCACCAAATTTCAAATCATTAATCATCTTATGACGTTCCCAATAATTTTTGATGATATCTTTAATATATTTCAAGTTTCTAAACATTACCACCCCCTTTTATTTGCTCTGCTTCTGTAATAACGTTCACTGTAATCAGGTGCATCAGGTATATAAATACCTAATGTGTTAAGGGTTGTATCTGCACCAATATTTGTTTTTGTATTCTCGTCATTATCATTCTTGAAATATTCAATTAATCGTTTCTTATAAGAATCAAATTTCATTAGAATCAATTGTTGGAATGAATCAACATCTTTAGTACTTTTTGCGTTTAATGTTGCATCAGTAGACACAACCACACCTTTATTATTTAATTTATTGTGAAGATATTGGATTGAATAAGCCACACTACCATATATTAAGAATGGTTTAATTACACTTTTTATTACTTCTTTATCACTATCTGTTAATGTATTATCTATCACCCTTTGGTTAAGTCCTGATAAATAATGTACACCAACCAAGGGTTCTAACTCTAAATCTGTTACTTCATTTAAAGCCAATTTAAGAATCTTATCATCTGTGTTATGAGTAATTATTGATTCATTTTTTATATCATTTATTGTTATTAAATATACTTTTGCCATTTTATTTTTATTTTTTTATTACTCTTACGGGTGTCCATTGATGCCTGCAATGCTTATTTACGTCTCCTGTTGCTGTATTAACCCACCAACCACCACAATAAGACATACAGTCATAACCAAGTACAGCACTAAATGACTGTATATCCTTAGCACTGAAGTACTTATTACTATCTATAATACTTTCACAAAAATGTCTTGTAGTTGCTATTTTGATTGCTCCATCCGCTTCAGGTCTTTTTGCATAATCATAATACACTTCAATTGTTGTGTTATTGGCTATTGGTGATGGTGCAGTCCATATCTTGTTGGTAGCTGTATTGATTTTGACATCAATTAACCCAGCATTTTTTAGCAAATCAATTGCATCCTTAACTGACTGTTTATTAACTTCATAACCTAATTCATTACCAATCTTAATAGTAGCTTCATCAATGGTTAAATCATTAATTTTGTTGTCTAAAATATATTCTTCAATTGATTTATAATTGCTTTCAAAATGATGATGACCACATGAAGACATTGAGAATTTACCGCTATTGATAATGATAAATTCATCTTTATTACTTCCAAGGTGTTTAACTTTTTCAAAATCTTCAGATGTAGCAAAATATCCTTCTACTTCATCATCTTTTTTTTTACTTGAAAATTGTTCATTAGTTGAATCTGAATTCAAAAAGATATCACAGCCATTAATAGGTGTATAACCAGCCTCAATCCGTAATTCATTTATTGTTAATACTCTTTGTTTAGTTGCAGAATCTAGTTCTTTTTTGAATAATGATGTTTTATCTTTAATATCAATTAATGGTAAACGCTCATCAGCTTGGAATAACTTGTTAAATGCACCAACAATTTCAATACGTTTATCTTTCACATAATTGTCTTTGAATAATTCATAAGCAACTTCTAATTCTGATGAATTACCTAAACTACCTTCTTTTTCAACACCAAATAAAAGGCTTGAAGTAGCACCATGTGCAGATAAAATATTTCTTTCAACCTTCTTTATAACTTCAATTATTTTTGAAGCATAATCATCAGCAGGTATTGTGTCAATTGATACTGTATTTTCTTTAGAAGTGGCAAAATCAAGTAAAAAACCTTCACCTTCTACCCCACTAAAAACATCCTTAAATTTATCTGTTGCACGTCTTTTTGTTTGCTCATCAGGAATTGCACCAATTATGCTAACAACCTTAGTTAATGAAAATCCATTTCCAATATTAGATTTAAATAATTGAGAAATTAAAGTATCTGTTACAATATCTTCCACACAGTTATAATCAACTGAAGGATATACATTATTTACTGATACATTATAACTACTGAAGTAAAATATCTTTGCATTGGTATCTTCATTGTATTTTGGGTTATACTTATCATATGACATATAAGTACGTGGATTATTGAACCAATCTTCATTTACAAAAAACTTAGTTTTAGACCTATTTGACCTTACATGATGAAATGGTACGTGGGAATAATGCAATGGTTCACCCAATACATTAAATTCTACCTTAACCGCAAAGCCACTGAAATAAACTACATCATTAATACATTTACGTACCAAATCACTTAATGTATCTTCTTCATTTATTTGAAAATTATCATCAATTATTTCTGCATTTTTTTTATCTACAACTCCATCACCATATACATAATTGGTCTTTGATTGTAAGATTGCACCATGTAATGCACTTTCTTTTGATAATTGAATAAGGAAATTTGGGTATAAATTATCTTCACCCCATTTCACCAACTTATCATGATATTTTTCTTTTCCTTCTGTTGGAAGTGGTGTTATGTGTTTTGCAAATTTTTCAAAATTTATGTTAATATTATTATTCTTATTCTCCATTATAGTATACTATTTCATTATCATCATTTTCAGATGATTCAACAGGTGTTACAACCTGTATTTCTCTCTTATCAATCACGTTTAGTAACCCTGATACAACAATGTAATCTTCACTACTTTTCAATTTGTATCGGTAAAAACCAGTTTCTAAATCATCTGAAAATTGATTAGCATTGATTGTTACATATCTTACATTAATAGATGTTGGTATTAATACATATTTGTATTTTTTAGAATGCTTTTGACTCATTAATTCAAGTATTACCGATTCTTCAAAACCATAGTTTAACGGTAATAATGAAAAGTGTAAATAATTTACTTCTTTATTTTTATCTATTATCATTCTTCTTTTTGATAATAAATATTAGGGAATGAAAAAGGCTACCCGATTGGATAGCCTTGAATTATGATTATTTATTTATATTTGTTATTTAACCAATATAAATTATGAAATATTTAATTCTATTAGTTTTTATACTAACAAACTTTGCCAATGCACAATCTGTTAAATGTCTTGTAGTCACTAAATCAATTGATGGTCAATATTTTGCGCTATACAGTGATAGTACATGGAAAGTTACTAATGAAGGCATTTATTTAACTCATAATAATGCTACTAACAGAACTGAAAACACTGAAATTAATAAAAATATCAATTCAACAAAACCTACAACAACACCTAATAAAACATACAATTCAACAAATCAGTCTAACATTAATACTACCACGTCATCATCATCAATTTGTGGTGCTAGAACTAAAAAAGGTGGTTCATGTCAAAGACGTGTAGTTGGAGGTGGTTATTGTTACCAACACAGATAAGTAGAAAAAGGCTACCCGATTGGATAGCCTTATGAAAACTTCTTTGGTATATTTTGCTTAGATTAATGATGCAATTATAGTAGCATCCACTTCAGGAATAACATCATAGATATCACCACCAAATGTTAATGCTCTATTACTGTCTGTTGAATTGTGTGTACCTGCACTTTCAGTTAATTTGAAACCACCATCAAGACCAACAGCAACAAATTTACCTGAAGCTAATTTACTTAAGATAACAACATCTTGACCAAGTAATGATTTAACTAATACACCACCTTCTTTTGAAAATCCAGTTAATGAAGCTGTAAAACCTGCTGTTGAGGTGATGATACCATTTTCAGCTACTGAATGTGTTTCTGTAACACCTTCACTTTTTGAAGTAGTATCGATTTTCACAAATTTCTTTCCTGTTTTTGTGTTGATATTATTTACAACACCATTAACACTTACTGCATATGGTGAAGTAGAATTTTCAATATTTTCTAAATCGCTATAAGCTATAATATATACCGCTTTTGTACCTGCACGTAATGTTTCACCACAACTAGCTACATAAGGGTTGATTGATTGACAAGCCATATTTTTTTTAAATTTTTATATTTTATAAATAAAAAAGGATGGTGATTTATTACACCACCCTTATCTTATTTTCTCTCTTTATTTTATATTAAATTAAGGTTATGCGCCTAAATTTAATACACCAATTTCTTGCTTATAGATAGCAGTAGCACCAACAGAAAAACGTGCTTCAACTTTCACATCACCATCATCTTTACTGTACCAATGTTCAATTGAAGTATCTTTAAGGTCACCACCTGCTTGTAAATTTCTTGCACGGGAATAAACTACTTTAGATGTGCCGTTTAAACCATTTGCAATTTGGAATTTTGCATCAGTACCAAACAATGTCATATCATCAACAGCTTGGAAAATGTTTTTTCCTGCTAAGATTGCTTTATACGCATCATAAGTATCTTTACCTACAAAAATTCTAAAATCTTCTTGGTCACGTACCTCTACAGGCATTGCCAAATAAGCGTTGGATAATTTAGCGATAACATCTGCGCCTGTAATTGTACCCAATGCAAATGTACCTGTAGCTAATTGTTTTAAATAACCATCAATGTATTTCATGTTAGTAGTTAAGGTCTTATCTCCTTGCCATACTAATTTTTCTATTTCTCTTTGATTTTTGGATGCAATATCTTCACCGATATTTTCAACAAATAAAGCATCATCCATTTTTTCACCTTTACCTGAAGCTTTCAAATCTTCAACTGCATAAGTTTTTGTTAAAGTTCTCACACATAATGAAAAGCGTAAAGCGATTGGTGCAGGTTCTAAAAAGTTTTGGCTTAATGCAACACCACCTAAGTCAGACAAACGGCATAATGCACCATCTTGCCAAACAACATCTGTATCCATTAATTGTATTGCTGATTTTCCAATTGCTGTAGGGTCAAATGAACCTTGTGCAGTTAAGAATTCAATAGTCTTACCACCTAAGATTGATTTTAGCATAAACTTTCTTGATTGTTCTGATGTATATGCTGGTAAATTTGTAACGTTATAACTCATTTTTATTATATTTTTATTTTTTTATTATGAAAATTGTTTAGCCATTCTTGACCATTTTTCATTTTCATTTTCTTCTTCTTTTACTACTGCACTAAATGATTGTGCAGGTGTATTTTTAATTTCTTTAATGAAGTCTTTTTTGAAATCTTCCAAATCACCCTTACTTGGTAATTCAGCTTTCAACACTTCAATCATTTCTTTAAGTGATTCAATTTCAGCTTTCAACACTTCCACTTCATCATGCTCTTCTTTTTCCTTTTCAATTTCTTCAGTAATATCAATTTCAACCTTTTCTTCTTCAGGTGCTTCAACTTCTTCTATCACTTCTTCTATCTTTTCTTCATCTTCTTTTTCCATGTCTTCAACATCTTCTTCAGGTTGAACAGAAATAACTTCAGCAATAACACCATCTTTTACTAAGAACTTATCACCATTTTCTAATTCATATTCACCATCTGTAGCTACTGTTGAACCTGTTGAAGAAGAAGTTAATACTTCAACACCTTCAGCTAATTCAGCATATTCAACTTCAACATCTGAATTAATTAATTTGGAAATTTTGAATGATTGTTTGGAAAATTTTAGAACCTTGTCTAACTTATTAATCAGGTTTTTAATCATTTTATTTATCCTTTTTTTATGAATAAATATTAGGTCATTTATTTAATGTTGTATTTATTAATAAATTCATCTAAATCATCATTCAAAAGGCTTAAAGAAGTAGTAAATAAATCAGGGTTGGTTTTACTTTCAATTAATTTATCAAGAAAATAACCTTCAATTGAAAACCCATTAAGAATTGAAGATTTACAATTTTCATAAATCTTAGAATTATCTATCTTCATTCCAACAATCCAACTACCATGCGTGGCGGTTATACCTTCAGGTGCGGTTATACCTTTTTCTTCATCAACCAAATAAGATTGAAAAATGTGTGCATCTACCAACAACCCATCATGTTCTATTGATACATTGTGATTATAACCTTTATGAAAAAAATCCTGTGCTATTAATCTGATTGTTTCAGCTGAAAAAAACACATCATATTCTTCTCCTGTTTCAGGATTTACCCTTAATATTTTTTTGTTTGCCATCATGGCTACACCCAATATTTCAGATTTATCTTTATTGAATGTTTGTTTGTTGTTGCTGTTGCTAAAAACTAAGAAATTGCTTTCAACGGCTGGGTCAGCTACTATTGATATTGTATCTACCTCTAACCCCAATAAAGGGTCAATCATTAATTCAAATAGTGGTCTTTTATTTTTTTCCATATTTTTTTCCATATTTTTTTTATTATAAATATTAATTAAACTAAAAAAGGCTACCCAATTGGATAACCTTTAAAAAATGACCTCATATAAAGCCTTTTAAGACATTATTTTAAAACTTTAATATCAATTTCCATATTAACAATAAACTCATTATATAGCTTTATAAGCATAATATTACCTTTAATAGGTTGAAATAGAACTAATAAAGCTGTTTTTTTCATCATTTGATTTTAAATCTGAATTAGTTATATATGCTTTAACTACTTGATTTTCAGTATTATTACTTTCAATTGCTGTTTTAATTTCATCATTTCCATTCTCATTTGACCTTAATATTGTTGAATTTATGATTGGCGCACTAAATGATGGTGCTGAAGTACTATTACCACCACTACTATTATCACCATCTGATGCATTAGGTACTTTAACACTTAGAATTTTAGCCACATTTGCAAAACCAACCGCCCCTGTTGCAATTGCTTGTGCAATAGCATAACCAGGAATTGGTACACCTGAAAAGGCTTTCAACTGTCCTGCAATAGCTGAATATGTATTAATTAATGAAGATGAAACTGCTAACCCTTTTTGCACTACTGTACCTTCAGTGAGTAAATCACTGACATCACCAATAGCATCACCATATATATTTAGTTCTTCTATTCTATTTTTTGTTTCCTGTTTGCTTATTTTTTGTTTTGCTTTTGAATTATCTTCTTCAGCTTTTTTTAACTTTCTGTTATGTGCTGTTGTAGCTTCTTCAATAGCTGTATTATTGGCTTCAACCGCTGATAACTTAGCATTCATCAATGCATGTATGTTACTTATTTCATTTACATTGGTTTCAGGGTCTAATTGCAATTCTTTTAACCGTTCTTGATTTTCAAAATACAATCTTTCAAGTTCACCATTTTCAAGTTTTTTACTTTCAATTAATTGATATAATGATATTTCATTATATTCTTTTTCCGCTTGTAATTGGTTATCTAACTTTGTTTTTTGGATTGAAAAAGTATCACTATCATTGATGGTATTATCAGCGCTATTTAAATCATTTTCAGCATTTTTCAGGGTTATTTGAAGTTGTTTTAATTTTGACAAATAAATTAATTGATTATTCAATCTTTCATCTAATTCCTTTTTTTGTTCTTCCGTACCATTAACTTTTTGACTATTATAACTTTCAATTGTACCTAAATATTCAGCTGAAAAAGAATCTAAAAACTGCTGTCCATTTGATTTAATAAAATTGAAATATTCATTATCATATTTTTTATTCACTGCGTTACTTTCAATTGATAATGCCATTTCTAATTTTGAATAATCCTGTTTAAGTTTCTTTGCTAAATCAATCTGTTCCTTATACTTATCTTTTATTGTTGATAATTCAATTTGTCTTTGGCTGTGGTTGGATGAATATGTTACTTTTTCAGATTCTTTTAAATAATTTTTCAATTGTTTCAATTGCTCCCTGTAGTTATCACCACGTTCTTTTGCTTTATCATTAGCTTCTTTTGCTTCCTCTGTTAACCTTTTTTTATCATTTAGATAAAGAATGTTTTTTTCTTGGTACAGGTCTATCAATTGTTGTTGTTCTTCCTCAGTTAGTTTCTTATTTACTTTTGCTTTTTCATTAAGTACCCTGATTGAATTATTGGTTAAATCCTGTTGGAGTTTATATATTTCTTTTTCTTTATTACCCTGTGCTTCTAGTAGTTCTATCTGTCTTTTTATCCCTTCATTACGTGTTAATGTACTTTTTTCTAACTTATCTAATGCACGTGTTGCATCACTAGTAACACCAACAAAGTCAGTAACAGCATCAGTAATTTTACTGAACCATCCTGCCAATGTATTTAGTACAGGAAATAATTTTAAAACATATTCTTTTAACTTATCAAAATTAGCTACTAAATAAGCTAAAGCACTAACAAGTAAACCAATACCAATAGCTTTAAGTGCAACGCTAAATACACGTGTGGCAAGTGTAGCACCTTTGGTTGCTGTAGTGGTGGCAACGGTTGAACTAGTTAATCCATCTGTGGCGGTACTTATAGTATTGATACTATCTGTAGCCACTTTAGCACCCTTAAATGAACTTAATAATACTGTCCATTGCTTTCTGAATTGATTTAATGATTGTAAGCCCTGCATAATCCCCTGTAGTTGCATCAACTTTGCAATCTGTTCCTCAGCTTTAGAGGCATCAACCCCCATTAATTGAAGTGTGGAAGTAACACCGCCAAATACACCAACCATTTGTTCACCAACCCCCAAAAACACACCAAATTTATCAACTGAAATTGCATCAACAGCTGAATCAATATCAATTACAACCTTCTTTAATTCAGCTACTTTCAACACCATTTCACCAAATTCAGCGGTATTTGCTTGACCACCTGCTGACATTGCGTAAAGCCTATCTTCCAACTCACCAATTTCACGGTTAACATCACGGAATGGTTCATTGATATCCCTAATTTTTAGCTCTAATTCTCCAGCTTGTTTTGATAATTCTTTTAACTTTAATGGGTCTTTAGTTGCTTTTTGTTCATCCCTGAGGTGGTTTAACAAGTCTTCCATCTCATGGAGGGATAGGATGGTGTTTTTTACCTCTTTATTATCAGCTTTGGGTGTTATTTTATTGCTATTAGCTTTACTTATAGCACTTTCAACATCCTTAATTTGATTTGTAATTTTTACTAAATCCTCACCTGAAGCATTAATTTTTAAATCTTTTAATTTATTTAATTCAGCTTCCAATGCTTGAATGTCTTTGACTGCATCATCTGTATTAGTACTAACATTTAATAGTATTGACTGTTCATTATTTCCTTTTTTAATTGCCATTTTATAATATTTTTTCTTATAAATATTAAAGACAAAAAAAAAGCTACCTCTTACAGTAGCTAATTAATTAATTAATTTTTTGCAGTATTAAATCTGACAAATTATCTGAATTGGTGTAATTAATTTCAATAATCCTAAAAAAACCATTACTATTATCATTAGAAATATAAATTGGTAATCTTAAATCTATAGATTGAATATCAATATCCGTTAAGTGTGCTTTTAATTTCATAATAAAAATATTATTATCATTCAGTTCAATCAATTGTTTTTCATGATATTTTTTATATAATGTGATTCCATCATCATTGGTGATATCATTACTATAACTAGTGCTTAAATCAAATAAAAGTGATTTATTATTACTTACATCAATCATACTAGCCTTATAGTATTGACCAGTATATATATCATAATCTATACCGTTTAGATGTTTTTGGTATTGTGATGTAGTAACAATACCTAGTCCATAAAGTAATCTTAACTTGGTTGCTTTAGGTTTTTTTTCACCCATCATGAAATCATCACTATCATAAAAAATAGGTATATCCTTATCATCCAATGATGTAACTAAATTAATTGAAGGAGAAAAAATAACTTCAATTTCACTTTCATCATATGTACCATTGTTATTGTTAACCAAACGTGAACCATAATTTTTATTATTATTTTTATTAAAAAAATCATTCATCATATCATCATCAGGGGTAAATGAAAATTTAAAAGATTTTGGTATTTTAATATTATTTTCAATTTCAAAATTACCCCAATCTATTTTTTTACTCCAATCTAGCGCATTAGTGTTATCAACATTGTAATAATCATTATAACTTAATAATTCAAAACTGTCATCCACTTTATCATAAATCAAATAAAGATTAAACATTAACATTATGGACTTTAAAAAATCTGTTATTTTGATGTCCACAGGTATCATTTCCTCTAATTTAAATGTCTGTCCATATTGAAAATCTAATTTAGTTTGGTCATTAATACCACCGCCAAAAGTAATTTGTAAATTCTCACATGTGATTTGGTCAAGGTTGTTCAAATTACCACCATAATCAATTATTTTAAAACTGTCATCAATCACGCAAAAAATAAAATCACCACTTAGTTTAGCATCATTGAATTCTTTATTAATGTTAGTGGTTAATACTGCACCTGCTGTTTTATTTATCACAACTTTATGTGTCATATTTTTCAAAAATTCCTGTGCTGTATGTGTAGTTGATGTATCCATATCATTGATGTTGACCAAACCACAATGGAAATTTCCATAAAATTTACTTCCTAATGTTATTCTTGCTTCTATTCTTAATTTTGTATTTACATTTTTTGGTTTTAATTTTAAAACTTTAATACCTGTTTGAATATAATTTTGATTGGTATTATGTATTGATAATGTTGGTATTTCATAATGACTTAAATAGGAAGAAGATGATAAATTCCAATTAATTACGGATTGTGAATTTGCAGAAAAAATTAAAATAGGTAAATAAACTGACCTTGTATGAGTAGGAAAAGTACCTAAACCCCACATACCGCTAACATTAGAGGCTAATTTTTCTGCATTGTGTGGTATTATTATATTTTTTATATCATTATTAATAGTATCATATTTCAATTTATTTTCAAAAATTGTATTCAAATATGTTGTTAATTTAATTGCAGGTCTATAATTGAGTATGTCATAAGAGTTATCAAAAGTGTTAAATGTACCTGTGCGTGTATCTACACCATAATCTATAGTTGGATAAACAAAAGGTAAGGTTGAATTAGGTAACCAGCTATCCTTTATACCTGCAATATTCCAAGTGTATGTTACATTACCTAAATTTAAATCATGTAAGTATTTATCATTAATTTTTTTAAAAAATGCTACTGAATACCCAACAACAGAACAATAATAATTTACTATATTATTTTTAGTAATTATTTTTTCTACAATTAGTTTTCCTTTTAATATTTCCCTTGAATTTTCATGAATTATTACATCAATTTCTTTATTTCTTATAAAATTATTACCTAATGATTGTGTGCCACTAGTAGCATGATTGGCTGACATATTACCCAACCACCCAAATATTAAATTATTGCTGGGTGTACCCGTAATAATAAATGATTGTGTTACTGTATCTTTTCTTTTTTCAATATCCGTTAATTCCCTTACAGAAAAAATAGTTGAAAGATTTAAATTATCAACTTCAAGTTCACCTACTATACCATCATCACCAAACACATATATATTATATTTATTCATATTTTTTTTTATTATAAATATTAAATGAAATATAAAAAGGCTACCCAATTGGATAGCCTTAAAAAAGAAAGTATTATTAAATGGATTATATTTTATATTTATTAAAATCAAAATTATCTTTCAAATACCAATAACTTAATAATGTGTTATTAATATGATTTGAAATTATAATATTAAAACTCTGTAAATCATTAATGTTACTGATTGTCACATATTCATCACTTAATTTATAGACAAGGGGTAAATTACCACCCCCCGTTATTACTGCTAAATTTAAATCTCTCATATAATTTTGCTGATTCTCATTAGACAACCACACTGATTTATTATTGTATAATAATCCATTTAATATTGCTTCATCACATTTTGAATTTAAATTTTCAAAAATAAATTCTTTAATATCAATTAATGGTGGTTGACCATTGAATTCTTTTTGAATAAAATCAACACTACCATCTTCATTTATTCCTTCCTTTATTCTCACCACCCATACATCATTGATGTTATTGATTAATTCAATTAGTGGTGTATTGTCATTACCTTTTATTTTTTTCATTATGCTATTTCATTTGAATTTATGAAGATTATTACGTTTTCAGTTTTTTCAATGACACCCCTAAACATAATTCTTGCTGTAACAGTGCTAACATTATTAGTAGGGGAATAACTTAGAGTTAAAGAAGATAAACCGCCATCTGTCCGAGTCTGTCCACTTTGACCACCTCTGTGAGGTACATTACCAACGCTTGAACTAATCCCAACAATATCACAATAATACGTAGAATCAGTACCAGCACTAGTTGCACCACATGGAATAATATCCATGTTTAAACCAAAATGAACCGCCTGCACGTATGTTGTACTACTACTATTATACCCCTTTACCTGTCTTATTGTACCATCACCACCTTTGATATTAACGTAGTAACCGCCTATAGTTGTTAATCCTCCAATCCATTCATTCACACCGCCATAAAGGTCTTCATAACCTAATGCTGATATTTCATTATTCTGAATCGTTGAAATTGTTCCATCACTATTTTTTACTTTAAATAAACAGTAAGAATAACCATTATCATTAACATTTAATTGGCTGTCATTCATCCCGTACCTAATAGTACTACCTGTGGTGCTACGGCTAAATGAATTTTGACCGTATCCTGTTTGTACTTGTGAATTCCTATTTCCATATTTTGCATAATATAAATTAGTAATGTTTTTAAGCTCATCATAATCAGCCATTTGTAACTTTCTACCCAATGCACCAATGTAATTTTCATAAGTTTCAAAAGTTAAATTATTGACAACTGCTTTATTAGAAACAAAACTTTTTAGAATATTATCACCGCCACCTGTATAGTATGACACATCAAAAGCACTAACTAATGTTGCTTGGTGTTCAATCCAATTAGGTTCAATATCTAGTATATCAGTTGAATCTGTTAGGATAACCTTATCAAAATTATCAGCAGTTGTAAAAGTCATAAACACCCATTTAGCATTAGCAGGAATATTAAAAACATAGTACATACCATTGCTGAAGTTTACATTAAGTCCATTTATTTTGGTGCTACCAATTACAGTTGAATTTAATTCTGCACCTGTGGTTGTAATAGCACTAAATATTGTATCACTAGTTATGGCGGGAAAACGGATTTGTTTAAACCCTTCAACATTACAACCATAAACAAAATACCCTGAAGCATTATTCAAATAATTGGATAATAATGTGTTAGCTGTTACATTTAGTAAATTTGTTGATTCTCTATAACTCACTTGGATTGGGGAATTCTCCCTACCTGCAACAGTTGTAAACGTGTCTTTATTTAGTGTTATTGTTCTACCTTCATATGCCTTTGGCGGTAAATCATTACTGCTATAACACGCATAATTTGAATTATTTTTAAAATCATTCACACCTTTAAGCCAGTAATGCGGTTCATAAACATAAACATCACCATGAGTACCATTAACATATGGTGTAGCATCTAATTTATTTTTAAATAATCTACTATCATTATTATCTAATGGTGTTATCAACATTTTTCCCAAACTAGTTTGTTTACCTAAACATCTATATCTTTGATTTAATATTTGAGTTATATGTCCATTAGGTATATAATCAGTACCTGTACCATAACCTGTATTATTGTCAATATTAGTTATGTTTTTTGGGTCAGCTATATTAGTAGCGTATTTAATTACCGTTTGTTTAGGCTGGTTAATTACTAATTCAGGATAATGTGCAGATAAACTATTATACTGTTCATCACTAATAAAGTTAATTAGTTGATAATTACCTACTAATGCACATGTTGTTGTAATAGTTCCGTTCTCATCAACACCACCAAGGGCAGTAAAACGTAATAACCAATCAACACTACCTGTTTTATTAATCCCCGTTACACGTATATTTTTCACTGTTGCGCTTAAACTATTATAAAGTGTCTCCCAATTAATTAATGGACAATTATCAACTACCAAAGTTTCAACATTTTTACCATCAGGGAATAAAATATTATCATTAGTTAAATTTGAAAAACTATTTAATTTTAATGTTTTTAAATTCTGTGGTAAAGTCAATGATGAAATTGGTGAACCAACAGCTAAAGCAATTGAAGATAATGCTGTACATCCTCTAGCATTTAATGTTGTTAACCGCTGACATCCTGACACGTCCAATGATGGAATGTTTATAAAATTCCGTACATCAATTGTAGTTACCATTGGTAATTTTGCGCCTAAATCTAATTCAGTTAATGAATAAGTTTTTCCAGCACCACCACCTAAAGTAAGTGATTGAAGTACAGGTAATTTAGGTAAATTTAAATCTGTAAAACCACCCCATTCAGACATGTTTAATGACTTCATGAAGATACCGCCAAGTAAAGTAAAGATAGTACCAATGTTAGCTACTTGATTGTAACTGTATGACCATTCAACATTATTAGCTACTTTAGCATGTGTCATTACTGTACCTTCTCTCTTAATTTGAAAATAATAATCCCTGCTTGGTGTTGCTTTAATTGTTGCGCCAATTTGGCTAAATCCCTTCCATGTAATAGCGGTATTTGAATAATCACCTGCTGAATATTTTCCATCAAATAAATTCAAACGATTAGTTAACCACCATTTTCTGTGTGGGGTTCTATTACCTTGCATAGCTTCTAAGTAAGAATAAGATACTGTTGATGGTGTACCGTTTACAATAACTTCAACCCCTTTAGTTTTAGGTAACACATATTTATTTTGTGCGTCAATGTTATATATTCTTTCAGCAAATTTTTCTGTTTGTTCCTTCCCAAACATTGATAATATGTATTCATTACTCATTATTGAGCGTAACCGTTTGAATGATGCTTCTAATTCAGCACTAAAATTTTCCCTTAAATTTTTCCATAAAAGTGAAAAATGACCTTCAAAAGCATATTTAGTGTTACCTGTACTTGCTGTTATTTCAGTATCAATACTATCATGGTCAATATCCCAATGGTATTTTAAACGTCCATCATTACGCACACCCATGATTGTATCATTATCATAAAAAATAAAGTAAGCTAACATTTTATCAACATCAGGTGAATACCAAAATCCCATCATTTGATTCTTAACACGTTGGTCAACTGCACCAAAAATATCAGTAAACATATAGTAATCACACAATGAATTAACATCTGCATAATCTTTTAATTCAGCCTTGAATTTAGCACCATTGGTTTCTGTACTTTTAACCCATTTTACAAATCTTTGTAAATTTTCAGGTTTCTTAACACCATCTTCATAGGAATCATTATTATCAGGAAATCTAGCTTCAAAAACACGCATCCAATTAGGTGTCAATGTACCATCAACATCAACTTTAGCATCAAAATCATCATCTAAATAACTACCCATAGGATAATCATTGTTTAAAAACTCCCAACACTCAGTAGGATTAACACCGTTGAACTTAGTTTGAACCCATTCAGCGTTGTGATAACCTGGGATGTTTAAGAATCCAAAAACATCTTCAGTTGATTTATCATTATTTAAATTAAACTTACCTATGAATTTAGGGGTATCATTAACTGAATTTCTTCCAAACAAATAACAAGGTTCACCATCTACAGTAGTTCTAACATCATAAGGATGTGAAGAAGAAACATACTTTTGTGCTGGTGTTAAACTACCTGCTTTAACCAATATATCATTGGTAAGCTTAGCCATACCCGTATTATGTGAACTTGAGGACTCAGCAAAATCAGCCTTTAAACACCATACATCAACAGGTGCAGGTATTTTACCTTTTTCATTGGGTAATTTAAATGAAAATTTAGGGGTTGCACTTAATGTGCCACCATTACCTTGAGTATCTACACCTAATAATAATTGTCCTGCTACTTTAGCACTGTTTTTAAAATAAAATCTAAAGTTTTTAATAGGATAAGCTAATGATGAAGTACCTTGTAATCTTATACAACCACCATTACATTTAAAATTTAAAGATGGTTCTGATTTTTTAATATGTAAAATCTCAGTCACGTCATATCTAGTATCTTTATTGTTCTGTACCTGTGCGTATTGTACTGTGCTTTGTCCGTTGGCTTGTTGTCCTGTGATTATCACATAGCGCATATCATTAGGTACATTATCAACAGTCACTTCACCATTACCATCTACTTGATTATTAAAGTTGTACGTGTTAATTAATGTATTAACATCATCAATATCAATAATTTGTAAATCCAAAACCTCAGAATCATTCAAATATCTATTATAACATCTTATATTATAAATGTCAGTTGTTGCACCATTACCACCAATAATTACATTAGTTGGAACATTCTGATATATTACGTCACTATTAGCACGTTGTACTGCACCTGACATTATACCGTTAATGTATAGGTACACCATGTTATTATTTAACTTTTCATGTTCAGATGAATCTTCACCTACAGTAGGATAAGAGACAAAAGCAACATTATATACTTCACCTGAAGCTAATTTCATGCTAACATCTGCTTTGCCTTTTGTTGTTAATCTTGCTTCAGTTGGTGTAATTACAAATCCTGTACCTTCACTATCAACGCATTTAATGACCTCTGCATTATCATTTGTAATTTCAGTATTTTTAAATTTTATTTGAAAAGTTAATGAGTTATTAATCAATCTATTACTAGCGTTAAGCGGTTGATAATTAATAGTAGCAGTACCATTATCTGATAATCTTAATGCGTTATCTAACCATCCATCACCACCATATTTAACATTATCCAAATTAGCTTTGATTGTTGGATTATTAGAAATCCATTCATTCCTACCAATATCATTATTACTTTTACCTAATGCGTTAAATTTGAATATTAAATTATCTGCTGGTTCATTCAATGTTATACTAGATGATGTAACATCAACGGTAAATGTATATCTTACATTACCTGTCTTTATTGTTGCTAATAATTCACCTGTCTTAACTGATTTTGATGTTACTTTTTGTTGACTAAATGAAACTGAAGTATTACTAATTATAACATTATCAACTTCAACTGTCACATTTTTTTGTACCCTTTGAGGGTCATATACAGCATAATTAATAACAAAATCTTCAAATTGTCTTGCTGTTATAACAGGTCTTCCATTAGGTGCTATTAATCTACCATCAGGATAAATCATTTTAGTGGCAACTACAGGTGCAGTATTATAGCCTTCAGCAATTACTAAATCATAATAGATACTATTAGATGGAATATTACCACCAATTAATTCAAGTTCAGCCACTAATTGAACGCTTATATTACCGTGCGTATAACCACCTGTTGGTATTGTGAATGAACCCGTTGATGATGATGTGGTAATTGTTCTGTCTTCTATTTTAGCCCCATTAACATAACATGATAGTACTTTACCGCCTGCGCCTTGAAGGGTAAAAGGTAAATAAATTGTTGTACCTCTAGTTATTGCGGTAGCAAAATCATAATTAGATGTTAGAACTAAATTAACAACTTGGACTGACCACGTTATTGTACTTACTTGAATACTATCACCGTTATCAACTTCTACTTTTACTCTAACCGTATTAGTACCTAATTGAAGACTATCCATTACGTCAACTGTGTTGTTAGTACCTGCATTAACAACCATTACTTTAGTGGTTGATAGCGCACCACTAATTATTGTAGTTGTTACTGTTGCTGGGTTACCTGTTGATGCTAAACTAGTGGTGTCAATATGGTCAAAAAAGAAACTAATATCTACATCATCACCTTTTTTAATTGTTTTATTGAGTGATAATTTAGTTAGAATAATCTTTGTTGTTGTTGTTGTATTACCACCTGAACCACCACCTGAAAATTCATCAGTTGATGATAGTATGTTCCCATTTTCATCCAGCAAATTAATTGAATACTTATTATCTCCTTCTTCACCTACAGTATTCAATGATAATGATGCACCATATTTAGCGCTTAAATTTGCAAATTCACCAGCAACTGCGGATGAACTAACAGGGTCATCACTTAGTGGGTTAACTGTTGCTTCAACATTAGTATTAATAAATAAATCAACGTTACCTGTACTATCAGGGGATACATTATTACCATTAACAGATAATGATTGAACGGGTGCATCAGGGATTGATATGTCAATATTACCATTAATTGGTGCCACATTAATACCATCAACACTTAATGATTGAACGGGTGCATCAGGGATTGATATGTCAATATTACCACCTATTATTTCAACATTAATACCATCAACAGATAATGATTGAATTGGCGCTATAACTGTCTTATATACACCATTTTCCGCTAAAAATTTATCTTCATCACCATTGGTAGCTATTAAATCAACCTTTGCTTTATCTTCATTAGTATAATCATTAGTTGATAGTACCTTACCTGTTACTTTATCTACTTTGGTTGCTAAGGTTGTGTTTAAGGTTGTATTAGTTGGTAACGCTTGTATTTTAGTTATTTCACTATCATTTACCAATGATTTTCCGTTTACTTTATCTACTTTATCACCTGTAAGATTATCCACAGTCACCACATAATTATCACGTGTTGTAGCATCTGCAATTAATATCACATCTGTTTTTTTAATTGTATTTTTTGCCGTGAAATCTTTTGGGAATTCTTTTTTATTTGCCATTGTTTTTATCTTCTTTATGAATAAATATTAGGCAAAAAGAAAAGGCTACCCATGTGGATAGCCTCTTAACTGTTCATCTTTATTAATTGTTAATATTTTAAAATTACATCATTGAAATAACTATCAATCAAAATGTTACCTAAATTATCAGCTAAATAAAGGTTATTATCAGGATTATTATTCAATGGGACATCACCAATATTAACTGTATTAATTAATTGTGAAATTGAAAATGGGGTTGTGAATTGAATTTCTATTCTATTTTTTTTACCCCCGTTAACATGCCTTTGCATTACTCTATAGCTTTTATTGTCTATTGTAGTTTCAATTTTGATGCTACCTAATGCAACATATACTTTATTAGATGATAATAAGAGCCTTAGATATTTAGAATAAAAATCATCTAATAAATTAGTTGAAGCCACATAACTATATGTGCTATTAACATTGTAATTTATTTTTGCGTTGCTGAAGATGTTGTTGATATTATCTTTATATGAATTTAAATATTTTTTTTCTATTGTTTGTGTTTCAATTCTGTTGATTAAGGTTACACTGTCATATCCACCAACATGATTTTTAAAAATTAAATTGGTTTCTTCTTCATTACATTTACTTTTTTTTATAATAAATAATCTGCTTTCACTTACTTCTTCATTATTATTATTCAATAAAACAATTAAAAACTGTTGGGTAAACATAAGATTGGTATTAGCTATTACGTTTGGATGCGTTAATAATAGTGATGGTGTAACATTAATATTAATTACATCGTGATACCCAGCTAAAGGAAGTATATCAATTATAACATCACCTAGTATATCACCATCAGCATCATAACACATTATTTTAAGTTTTTTTGCTAAATTATTAGTATCAAAGATTTTTAAATATTCCTTTTGTTGGGTTGTTATTTCTTTTATTGGTTGTTCCCCTGTCAAGAATTTAGCTTTGGTTGTGGTATTGATATTATATTTATTCTCCGTGTAATTTAAATATTCAATTTCATTTTCATAGCCTTCAAAAAAAGAATATTTTACATTATCAATATATTCATGCCCTTTAGTAATTACATCATTATTAACGTAATATTCAGCTATTACCATTTTATATGCTGGTAATTTACTATAATTTATTATTTCATTATTATTCATTAACACACTTTCACATAAATCTTTTAATGTTGATGTTAGATTTATTATTGTGTGGTTAGTGCTTGGTTTTTTGTAATGCCTTTGATTGATTAAAGTGCTATCATTCAATGTGTTAATTAATGTCACATCATAATACACTAAACCGCTATTATCACTTGTTACTTCCCATACGTTATTATTATTGTTTGGGTTAATTCCGTGTGGTGTTCTTAATACTATTATCATTTTTTTTATTATAAATATTAATCTAAATAATAAAACCCCTGTAAGGCTTGGGTGTCCTTCAGGGGTTGTCTTGCTTAAGCATATTTAAAGAAGTTTCTTTTATTTTTTCTTTTGTACGTTATCACCGTAACGGTTGTATATTCTATATTTAATTTGGTCACCTAAATTTAGCGCTACCCGATTGTTTAATTCTTGTTTAAGTCTATCAACATTGTTATCCCAATATCCCCTTCCTTTATACCCTTTCTTATAAATATTCATCCTTATTGCACCTGCTAACATGTTGATTTTACTGTCATCATCTAAATCATCAAATACAGGGTCAGCAAAGAATTTACCGTTGTTACGGCTTATTAATTTCTTTTGTTTAATCCATTCTTTTATGGGTGCTATTGGTGGTTTTAGGGTGGTATAACTATGTGGTGAACCATTGTTTTGTTCAGTTCCATTAACACCCCTTGATTGATAGATAAGATGCTCTAAACCAAGTATTTCAAGTTCATTCATGTTGTTTACTCTAATACTTAGTTCTTCAATTGAACCTGTCACCATGTGGTCTTTTTCTTTGTTGATATCCATCTTAACGGCTTCAATAAATTCAGCAACAATTTCTTCAATGATATTTAAATTAAAACTAAATGCACCTTTATCAATACCTGCTGAAGCAACCATATTATCAATTAATGCATTCATTTGTGCTTTTTTTGATGCACCTTTTATATTTTGTTTACCCATTATTTTTTTATTATATCAACTTTTTCCTTTAGTAAAGTAGCATACATTAGTACATCCATTACATTGAGTTTATGACATTCCAACATTGATATAAATAGATATTCACTTACATTGTGTGATAATTCATGCCATCCCCATCTTTGATTGAAAGCTTCTTTTAATAACCTGTTGTTTTCACTTATTGCACCTTCAGCTGTTATTTCAACTTCTCCATCAAATAATGTTGGGAATGAATTAAATACTGATTCAATATTACCTGTAATTGCAAAAAAAAACCGTTAACCTTTTGCATATCCCATTTTAAAATATCTTCAGGTTCTGTTGATTCTGTTAGCATTAATGATATCATCTGTGGATATACACTAAAGGTCTTCATTTCTTGGAATTTTAAAAACTTGATAAAAGTATCATAATCAATTTGATTAATATTTTTTATTTTATTATCAACTTCAACCTGTTTACCTTTACCTTCATCTTCTTGGAATTGATTAAACTTATTGATAACCTGCATTACTTCAGATGCATTTAAATTTAAATCCTGTACATTCACACCCGTAAAAGCATATATAAAAGCACTAACCACTTTAATCATGAATGCAGAATCTGATTCACCATCTTCTTTATCAGCTGGTAATAATTCAACTAATGTTATGTATTGTGATAAGCTTATATCCTTCCATTTAGTTGGTAGATTATTAATTAATTCTTCTTTATTTATATTCATTATTTTACTTCTTTAGCAATAAATATTAGTTTAGGACTACCAACTAAATCTATTGAAAAATTCTTCACTTGTTGATGTCCTTGCTTGGTCTAAATACTTGGATGCTAAAGCTAATGATATTACTGTATCATCATGACAACCACTTATAGCATTATATGTAATGTGACCACCTTTACCCAATTGATATTCAAAGGTTGATAGTTCATTGGCTGTTATTTCATTGAATTTTAATTTATTTTTTTCTAAACTTAATATCAATTCTTTAATTAATTGTGGTTTACTCACGCTGTTAAATTGATATCCAATAAGATTATGTACACCATCATTGATTAAATTATCATATACTACTTTACCCACACCTGTTGTGTCCATCACCTTGAATATTAGTGATGGAAGATTTTTTATATTTTCTTGAACTTTTACCCAATCAGCGCCCGTAAAATGATTGTGGAACGTCATTATACCATCTTTATCTAATCCCGTAATTGATGTATAATCATTAGTTGATGCAACGTCAATACCATATATCACTGTAGGTTTACTACTTAATTCTTTAATTGTATTCCGTGTTATTACATCCAATGACACTATACCATTCTTATTACTACCTGCAACGGCTAAATATTCTTGTTTAAATGATTCTGTGGGTAAATCTTCTTTTGCTTTATCAATTTCTTTAGGGTCAATAAATGGATTATCATAAGTCGTAAAAGTAAAATTTTTCCACTCTCCTGTATTTTTTTGGCACAATTCAAAGAAAAAATCCTTTCCCCTTGGTGTACTAATGAATAATACCTTTCCTTTTGTTTTAGTTATTAGTGGTCTTAATGCATTTTTCCAGCCTTGCTCTAAATCAGGAATAAATGAAGCTTCATCAATAATAAGAACATCATACTCACCACCACGTGTTGAATCAAGATTTTCACCTGAAAAGAAATAAATACTACCTCCAGTGATAAATTCAATACTTAAATCACTTTGATTAGCTTTATATAAGTCAGTAGGTAAAAGATTTAATATTTCTTTAAAAAACTTCTTTGCTAATCTAAATTGTGGTGTGATATAACATATAGTTTTACCTTTTAATGCTTCAACAATTGATATGTTCTTTGAAATCAGTGACTTACCCCACCTTCTACCACAACACATAGTTATGAAGCGTGTAGTTATATATGCATTTAATACAATTTGTTGGGTTGGATGTGGTTTAGGTAGTTTTAAATTAATATTATTCATCCACACCACCCTCTACTGTGGTGATATCATCTTCCCAACTTATATTTATTTTAATGTCACCTTTAACTTCACTTGTACTTTCAACTTTATTAGCGCTTAATTTAGGCTTAATATAATTCATTAGGTCAATATATACCTGTAGCCTACGTGATGCATTAACTTGTTCTAAGTCATCAATTATTGTTTCCGCTAAACTATCCATCACCATTTCAATAGTGGCTTTTTGACTTGCAGTTACTTTACCTATTGCGCCTTTTGGTCTTCCTTTTGGGTTTTTAATCTCACCCTTTTTTATACTTGTATCATTTGCTTTCTTTGGTTGTTTTTTTAACATATCCCATTACTTGCCATTTATTTATTGGCAAACTCCACAGATAAATATTAGATAGAGGTGGTTAAGGGGTATTTTAGTATTTTTGTGTATATCAATAAATAACTTAAATATGGATTACCAAAGATTAGATGATATATTAAAATTCTTATATAAATACAGTGGATATTGCGGTTGGACTACTTACAGAGATTCTTCAAAATACCAAAATGAAAAAATAACTGATAATCTTTACATAAAAAATTGTTCTATTTTACAAAATTTTGGTTTGGTTGAGAACCATAAAATTGGTGTTATTAAAATTAATCACTTCATTATAACATACAAAGGCATTGACCTTATTAATAGTGGCAAATCAACAAGTGATTTTCATAATGAATTAATAAAAAAAGAAATATTAGAAGAAAAAATATTAGAGACTACGTTAGAATCACATGAGTTATCTAAATTATCTACTGAAATTGCAAAACAATCAACACGCCTGAATAAAAGACAACTATTGGTAACAGGTATACTTGGTGGTGTATCTATATTTTCTATAATTTTTCAATGTGAATCAAATAAAATAGCACAACGAAACCTAGAATTAGTTGAAAAAACTTACCAATTAGAATTAAAAAATAAAGAAATAAATGATACAATTATAGTTAGATTAGAAAACACAAAAAAAACTATTAAATAAATTATGGAAAAAAAGAAAACAGCACAAGAAATCATTAAAGAAAGATTTAAAGAAAATCATGATAAATTACCTTCCCCCCCTTTATTAGCATTAGATGAAGTTACTGAACAAGATGTAAAGTATATTGTTATTTCAAAGAGAGTACATGACGTAATGCAATATTCTGTTTTAATAAAACATTCAGAATATGATATAATTGTTAATGAATGGATAAAAAATATCATATTCTTGGAAAGGGAAAGAACAAAGGAGGTTATAAAAGCTGGTGACTATGATTTAACTATTTCATTATTTGATGCCCCATTTATGATAAATATTACCGTCACTGAAGATAAATTTAATGTAAATAGTGTTAGCCCTATTATCCGATTATTCAATTCTAATTCTTAGATAAAAAAAGGTAGATGATTAGTCTACCTTTTCTTACTTCTTCTTTCTACCACCACCTTTAGGTTTTGGTACTTCAACTACTACTTCTTTCACCTGTGGTACTTCAACCACTTCTTCTACTTCAACCTTATCATTTACTGTTACTGTTGATAACCTATCATATATTGGAATTACTTGTTGCAGAAAATCCCAAACACATGACCCACAACCTCCATTTGGATTAGTAAATTTCACAGATGGATATACCTGTAATAACAATCCGTAAATAACCATTAACTGCTGTATCTCGTGTGATTTAACTACAATATCACGTGTTATTTTAACCTTTTCAATTAATTCTTCAACTTTTTCTAATTCATTTAATAATTCTAATTCTTTATTTTCCATTTAATTTATTGTATTTAATTCTGTTGATGGAGTTATACACCATCTCTTCTTTCTTATCCCAATAGCTTTTATTTGATTTATTGGTTTTTCCTTTTTTATGTGCAAGTTCTTTGAAATCAGCTAATTCTTCAGCACTAAATGAATCCATTATATCATTTATATTCATCCCATATTTTGATTCAAAATCACTATTAGTTTCTTCAATTGTATCTTCTACAACCCATAATCCATTACTATCATAATTGGTAATTGTGCTGTTATAATGTATCTTTTCAAAATAACTTACATTTGGATGTTTTTTTTGCTCACTTCTTTGTTGCATTAGGTGACGTTGTACAATCAAACAAATAGTAGCACATAGCTTTTTGTTGTTATGACTTAATTCAATTAATGCTTCTGCTTTCATTTTGCTTATATGAACAAACAATTCTGAATAAAAATCATCAATCATTTCATTAAGGTTTGTCTTTATGCCTTTGCATTGTAACCATTGTTTTATGTAACTTTTAATCGGGTTTGCTTTATTGGATGAATATACACCCATATATTCACCTTTGAATCTTCCTGTTGTGTATAACTCGGTAATTATTTCATTTCTTTTATCTTCTATATTATTCAATTTATTATTATAATTTAATCGATAGACTTGCAAGAAGTCTTTCAAAAAGCACCGTTAAAAATGGTGCAGTAAATGCCACAAAAAGCATTTCAATCATTTGTAAGCTGTGCAGGTTAAAAACACCAATCACAACCGAAACCCAAAAACCCATACAAAAACTGCATGAAAACGGCTTACCGTATGATTTGAGCCTATTATACCAAGGAAGTAACATGATGAAGTTGGTGGTAAATGCTATAACTAAAGCTGATGCAAGAACGTCTATCATTATTTAGATTCTCCTTTCTGACACACTCTAATATTTTTTGATGTTAATGCTAATTTTATAAACTCTTTAACATTAAATTTTAAAGCATCTTGACCATCTGCATCTACTATTTTTATTTCATTTTCACTTTGTTGCCATTGTTTCAATCGTTCATATTCTTCATCCATTTCAATTTCACCGTTTTCATATTTTAATATCATTATATCTCTTTGTAGTGCAATTGGTCTATATAATTTACCATCAGCTAACAATACTTCATCATCATCTGCGAAATAATAACCACCTAATTCTTCATTCCATTTAAAAGGAAAATTAATACCTGCATTTAGGATAGGTTGAAGAAATTCAAAACCTGCTTTTAATTCTTGTATTTCCATATTCTTATTTATTTTTCTTTAATTTCTAGAATGTTGATGATGCCGATTAGATTACCGTTTCTTTTTTCAGCATCTATCATCATATTCATTATCTTATCTTTTGTATATCCAATGCTTTGTAATTCTTCCACCCATTGGTAGGTGGTTATTAATTCCTGTAATTGCTTTATTTTATCTTTCATTAATATTTAAATTCTCTCTTTGCTTTTTAATCTCGTCTAATACTTTTTGAGCATTGAATTTTTTTGCGTATCGCTCAAAAGTGTCCAGTATCATTACCACTCTTTTATTTTCACTTTTTACCGATAAATGAATTTTGAAAATAACCTTAGCTAATGATGTTTCATCAACTGGTGTAAACTCTCTTAACTTCTTAATTACCTGTTCTACTGCGTAATCCATTGCATCTACTTCAAATGTTCTTAATGTTTGTTTTAATCTTAAGTTTCTCATATCTTTTGGTTCTTTATTATAAATATCAGTTCAAAAAGTAAATGCAATTTTTACACTGCACTTTTATCACTTTTTTTATAAAAATCCTTTAATCATTTGATTATCAATTAGATTAATTTAATTTTTTAAGAATATCATGTAAATATTCTTCTGTTGCTGTACCGTTACTTAAGTGTTTTAATAGTTCCGAAATCTTGAAATCTGCTAAACTTTTTGAACCTGCTTTACTGTAGCATTTAACAACACCTGCTTTTAAACATTTAACATAATCGATAACCACATAATCAGTTTCTTCATACTTAGTTTTGTTCATTTCTGAAGTAAAATTCTTCTTTTTCTCAATGCTGTATAAATTCAAATGATGCACGGCTTTCAAATCGTAAACAACTGTTCTATCATCATCAAACAAAACATATAGTGATGAATCACCAACTGGCACTTCTTTTACCAAGAAATCAAAATCACTAACTGTAATAAGTGTAGTTAGACTGTAGGTTAAAATTTCACTGATACATTTTAATTCAACATATTTATCATGCTTTGAACCCTTCACCAGTAAATCGTACTTGGAATATTTATTTTCAGGGATGATTATATTTTCTATTTTTTGCTTTGGGAATTTTTTAAGGAATAATTGTATTCCAACGTAATCCATATATTCATAATTATTCATATTCTTCTTTTTATTATAAATACTCGGACAAATGGAAAGATTCACTTAAATCAGTAATATTTATTTTCTTTTATATAAAATAGTCTATGAATGAATTTTTTTAAATAGTGGAAATTTTAAAAAATAAAAAAGGGATAACAAATTAATGCTATCCCTTCGGGGAGGGGTATTAAATTCAAGTTCTTTATTCTAATTCCAATATTGTTGTATTTTTTTAATTATTACTTGCGTTGACCCTGTGCTAATGCTTATTAATTTTCCTAATTCAATCGGATTGACTTCATGTTTTTTCTCTTTAATGTATTGAATAGCATTTTGCCAGTAAACAGGCTGTACACGTGCAGATTTTAATTTTGTAATTAAAAAAGAATCAAAGTCATCAACTGGTGTTGAAGTTACATTTACTGGTTCTGCTATTATTTGTTGCTCCTGCTCATTAGGAAATATAAAACCAAAATTATCATCTTCATCATCATTGAAAAATGCTTTGCTTTCAACAGATTCAACATCCGAAGGTGTTTCAATAACTTCAAATTCTTCTATAGTTGGTAAATCTTCTTTTACTTCTTCTATCGCAATTGTATTTACTTCATCATTACTTATTACATTTTCTAATGCTTCAACTTTTTTATTAAGTCTGTTTATTTCTATCTGCATTAACTCAATTGCTTCTTTCATGAAAAACATATTATTTTTCAAATCTTGCATTGTTTCTCTTTCATCATCTGTCATTATTTCTTTACTTACATAATGGTAATTATCTGACCACAGTGATTTACTTGGGTTAACAACCAAATGATTATCAAGGTGGAATTTTTGAATATATTCAGGCATTAATTTAAATTCTTCACCATAGAATCTTCTTTTAATTTCACCAGTATTTGGTTTCCATTTGTATTGTTTGGTTGTAGTATATGTTTTTGATTTATTGCCAACTTCATGTGAAGATGTGCGAAAAATCAAATTATTTGTAATCAATGGTTGGAATAACTCATTCCATTTAACGCCATTTAGATTACCGTAAAATGCTCTGTGGTTACGTACATTAACTTGATAGCCTAAACCATCAGCACGATTAATTAAGTATACTAATAGCAATGCTTTTTCTTGCATTTCTTTAGTTGTATAAATCTCTTTTACTTTGTTTTGAACTTCAACTGTGAAGTCATAAATTGTTACGTCTTTTGTGTTATTAATATTCATTTGTTATATTTTTTAAGTTGGATTCATAAGTTTCTTAAATGGTGGGGTAGCTACTCCCCACCGTAACAAATGAATCTTTATAATAAATAGTATTGATGTTTACAAAGTGTCAGTTTTTAGATGAACTTTTTTTAAAATTTTATATAACTAATTGAAATAGAGATAGAAAAATTTCAATAAACCAATCCTATGATATCAAATATAATGTAGAAATGAAAAAAACCTAATTTTATATTTTATAAAAATTGATTAAATCATTGACCACAGTTTGACCACAGTTTAAGAAAAAATTAAATAGATAATTATTTAACCACAGTTTGACCACAGTTGATGATTAGTTTTTATAAGTGATTTTTATATTAGAAAATATCTAACCACAGTTTGACCACAGAAACACCACAGTATTTGACCACAGTTTGACCACAGAAATGACCAACATAGTACGTATACTAATTTATTATATATAACATATAACAAACCTTACACATAAGCATTGCGCACCGCACCAAAAGTGCGAGCAATGCGTATTAATAATACATATACATATATTAATATTAAATACTTCACTACGTTCGTATTTAATATATTGTAACCAGTAAAATGAATTTTTAATTGAAAAAGAAGATTTAACAAGTAATAATTTTTATAATAATTGAAAAATTAAAATAAATAATTCTTCAACATACTATATTATTATTGCTTAAATAAATTATATATATCAACTGTATTAAGATATAATTATGAATTGATATCAATGATTGAAAATGACACAAAGTGTCTTAGAAGTGATTATATTGATTAATATTATATATAATTTCAATGATTGAATTAAGTAATAATAACTATATAAATTACTTAGTATAAGATTATGTAATCTATATTTTTCAATACTGAATAAGAATTAAATAGTTAGTATATATCAATTATAATTTATTATTCTTCAACTTAGTATAAATAATTATATCTCAATATATAATATAACATGGTTACCAAGAATAACAATATTCCCAAGGTAATAAATGTCTTCGACAAAGGTTACAGGAATAAAAGAAAACAGTAACATCAATGTAAGAGAAGTTCCGCCCCCCGACCACCACCACATGATATAAATATAAGCCTGTAGACTTACATACCTTAGCTGTATTGATTTATCTTTTGAGTATGATATCAATGGTTCATATCAGCTTACACAGGCTTAAATCGTTTTAAATTGAATAAAAAAAGTAGGTAAGATTAAAGAAATAATTTGGTGTTTTTCAAATCTTGATATATATTAGTTGGACCAACATTAATCATAATTCTTTTTTGATACTTTTTTAAAAAGAGAAGTATTTATAAATAAATAAAAGATTATGAAAATGAAACAATTATTATTAACTGCTATTGCAGTACTAGCATTATTCACAAGCTGTCAAAGAGAATATGACTTCTCAAATCCCCTTGTTGGTTCTTGGAAATTAGTTAAAGTAGATAACAGCAATGATTGCAGTGCTACTATTCAAAAAGGTAAGATTACTTTTTACGATGACCAAAAAGTACAATTTGGTGATGAATTGTACCATCTGCACCACATCCATTACAATGTATTTTTGCGATTCAAGATGAAGAAAAATGATAAAACATGGGTTGAATATCCGTATATATTAATTGGTGAAAAAATGCACTTAACGTACACTAATGCTAAGGGATGTAAGTTCATCGGAATATATTACAAAATGAACTAAGGGAGCCTAAAAACTCCCTTTTTTTATGTCCTAAATAAATATTTCAGGTAAATGTGCAATTTCTGTAACCTTATTTATTTTCTTCAGGTATATTATAGTAGTCTCAATTGAAGAATGACGATTTAATTTTGCTAAATGTTCTAATTTCCACCCACCTTTAAATTTATCAACGTTACCTTTTCCTTTAAAACTATACAAACTATATTCATACAACTTCAAATCTTTTAGAATCTGTCTGAAACGGTCACTAACATAGCTATCACTTATCTGTCTTCTTACACCTTTTTTAGTGGTTAAACCAAAAAGATAATCATCATTTTGTAAGTCATGAAAGTTCAATTTATTAATTAAGATATCAGTAATTTGACTATTTATATCAATTATATCCTTCTTATCAACTTTTGATACTTCAGGTCGTACAGTAAGTAAATTTCTGTTGATGTCAACATCTGATTTAATAAGAAATCTTATTTCTTTAGGTCTTAAATGAAGGTGATAAACAAACATAGCATAATTATATAATAACTCGTGCTGTGGTTTCCGTAATTCATGTATAATTATTTTGAAATGTTCATCAGTAAATACTTCAGCACCATCTTTTGTATTTTTAGTACTTTTTAAATTTTTGGGAAAATTAACAGGATTACTAGTAATATAGTTCTTATCAACCGCCCATTCAAAGAAAGATTTAATAACTGTTTTAGCGTGTTTAAGTGTACTATTGGAATAGGTATTTTCGGTGTTTTCTGTGGTTGGTATTTTCTTCTTTAATTCATTATTAATATCGTCTTTTGTTACTGTTTTAATAACTTCATCATATAAATTTTCTAACACCTTTAGTTTAGCTTTATAACTCGTAATAGTTTCAGGTGATGTTAAAGATTCCCTAACATATTCATCAATACAATATTTAACCGTTGGTGTTACAACCTTCTTAGTATATATTAATACGTCTTCAGGGATGAATGGATTCAAATCCTTTTCCAACATATTCAACCATACCACACTTAAATCTTTGGCTAATTTTTCTTGACCATTGGTGTCATATTTCTTGGAAATTCTCTTTTTGTGTTGCTTACCATCTATGTATATTGATAATACATAATTGTCAGGTTTACCACTTCTAATTGGTTGGGTATACTCGTATTTTCCCATAACTTATTTTAATTTGATAGTCAAACCTAAGAACATTTACGTAAATTAACAAGAACATTTTACATAAAAAATGCCCTTAAATTACTATAAGAGCTGTTAGTGCGATACTCCCAATATCGCCTTATTTTTTAACCAAAAATCTAATCATGACTTTCCCAACAACGATGCACTGCGGGATGTCGTAATAGGTATTAACTATCTAAAAAAAATGCTATCGCCGCTAATGCTATCCCACATACTATTATCAACCATGTTAGTGGTCTT